ACAAATTGCTGGTGGATTGAACTTACCATTTAGTATTGCAGGTATTAAAAATCAAGCAAAAACACAATTGAATCCAAGAAAACTAATGACTCAACTTGGAAGAAAATCTGGAGTGAACTTTACTGGATTACCAAAAATAGGAAATTTATTTTAATTTAATATGGAGATTATAATATGGCTTTACCAAAACTAACTACGCCTGAATTTGAAACATTGATTCCATCGACTAAGGACCCAATTAAGTTTCGACCATTTTTAGTTAAAGAAGAAAAAAATCTATATATTGCTCTTGAGAGCGGCGAAGAAAAAGATATGAAAAATGCAATTCTCAATGTTCTTGAGTCTTGTATTTTAACACCAGATGTGAATGTAAAAAAACTTACTTCATATGATGTTGAATATATTTTTTTAAAGTTACGGAGCAAATCTGTAGGAGAAGTTATTGAACTTAAAGTTGGTCATAAAAATAGTGAGTGTAAAGCAATCACAGACGTTTCAATAAACGTTGATGATATTGAAGTTCATTTTGATCAAGAACATAAAGATGTGATTCAGTTTGACAATGGTATTGGAATTAAACTAAAATCGCCTGACTTGAATAAACTTCTCGTTGGTGTGAACAATAAAAAGTCTGAGATTGAAAATGTATTTGAAACAATTGCCTCATGTGTTGTACATGTATTTGACCAAGAAAACGTTTATGAAGATTTTACTGAACAAGAGTTAATGGAATTTTTAGAAAATCTTTCTCAAAACCATTTTCGTGAAATTCAAAATTTCTTTGATACAATGCCTAAATTATATCATGATATTGAATTTACCTGTAAAGTATGTGGTGAAACTGAATCAATTCGACTTGAAGGTTTACAAAGTTTTTTTACGTGATGCTCAGTCATGATTCTTTAATGAATATGTATTATACAAATTTTAGTTTAATGCAGCATCACAAATACTCGTTGACTGAGTTGGAAGAAATGATACCATTTGAAAGACAGATATATGTTCATTTGCTATTAAAATACTTAGAAGAAGAAAAAGAAAGATTAGAGAGTAAGAAATAATGGCCAGTGCTACATTCGAAGACGTAATTCAAAGAATGAAAGATGAAGGTGATCTAAATCGCACCAGCGGATCACATTCCATCAAGTCTGTGAAAACAGAATATCTCGCTCCTATGCTCGAATCATTTCAAATGATTGCTGAAAATACATCACGTATGATTGAAGTGATGATGGATGGTATATTGTTTGACCAGCAAAACGCAAAGAGAGAGGAACTTGAAGCATTAAAAGAAAAGGATAAAAAAGCCGGAGAAACTGTCGGCGCTGCTGGTACTGTTGAAGATGAAAGTAAAGGTTTATTCGATAGTTTAAAAGACATGAATGGTGGATTTGGTAGTATCTTAGGTACTGCAATTCTTGCTGCGGTAACAGCATATGCTTTAGATATCGACAAGTATTTTCGTACAGTAATGCTTGGCAAATCAATTAAATCTCTTGGAAATATTATAACAGGAATTAGCAAATTTGCTACTAAGGTAGCTGCTTATTTTCGATTATTTGGAAAAGATGGCTCGGGGTTTTTAAAAAATATTGGTAAGATTTTTCAAAAAATAGGTAAGAGCATAAAGTTTGTAGGAAAAATATTTAAGTCTGTAGGAACATTTATTGATACCATTTTTGTAGGTCCGTTTAGAATGATTGGAAAACTTATCGCTCCTATATTAAAATTCGCTCCAAAACTTTTGTCGGTATTTAAAACTATACCTGTTGTCGGACAATTAATTGCTATTCTTTTTGGAGTTTTTGATTTTGTTTCTGGATTCATTGAAGGGTTTTCTTCTAAAGGAGAAAATGATACTCGTAGTATTGGTCAAAAAGCATTGGATGGATTGTCCGCAGGTTTGATTAAATTAGTGAAAGGTATCTTTATTGTTCCACTAGATTTATTGAAAGATGGTGTTTCGTGGCTTGCTAAAAAAATGGGATTTGAAAATTTTTCCGCTGCGCTTGATGGCTTTTCTTTTAACGATACGTTCGATAAGATACTAAAGGTTTTCTCAAATCTTTTCTCTTCAGAACCAGAGGAAGGTTATTTTAGTATTACCAAATTTATTAGCGACCAGATTGATTCTTTATTCACGTTTTTTGACACTCTTGAAATGCCTGATCCTATTCAAGTTCTAAAAACCTTATTAGGGAATACTATTCATTTACTAACAAATCCAGTCGATTATATTTACAATCGTGTATTGAAACCAGCGATAGATGGAATTGCGAGTTTGTTCGGTAGTGGTTTCGAAATGCCAGAAATGGATTTATCATTACCAAGTTTTGATATACCAGCGCCAGGAGATATATTAGCGACAGTTGGTTCAAAGATAAACGATGTTTTTCAAAGTTTAGCTGAAAGTATCGCTTCAATAAGTTTTCTGCCTGGGAAAGAAACTTTAGCAGGATTTATATCTGATGCTGGAACTTCGGCTGGCAATTTATTTGGAGCGGAAAATCTTTCAAAATTCAACGCTGGTTCTGGAAAAATGGAAGTTCCAAAACCTTCTGGAATGAAAGCTAGTTCTGAAGTTGGACCAGCTTCTCAAGATATTGCAGCAGAAAAAGAAAATAGAACCTCAACGACTGTTATTGGTGGTCCTACGAATACAGATGCAAGTACTGTTAATAACACATCAGTAAGTTATGCTGAACCTGCTGCAAAAGCAAGAAAACAAAGACGAGCATTAGGTTTAAGTGCACAGCCTGGGTAATAAAAAAGGGGAGACTCAGCGAGCCTCCCCTCCAAAAGTATTGCACTTTTGTTAGTCTTCCTCAGCCAACTGTTTGAAAAAGTCTAGGCTGTCATCAGAGGACTCATCACTCCAAGACACTTCTTCTTCTTTTGCCTTGGGTGCAGGAGCTTGACGAGACACACTTGGTGCTTCCATAATATCATCCTCGTCAACCTCAGAAGCAGTAGAAGATACTGCTGTTGTTCCAAGAACACGGTTGAGTCGAGTTTGTAACTCAGCAAATGTCTTGAAGTTCTTTGGATCCACAAACTCCTGGAGAGAGTATTGTGAAGACCAAATCTTTTCGAGTTCATCATCATCCTCAGAGAGAGCAGATACACTATCGAACTCGGACTTATCGTAGTTGCGATAACTTTCAACGTTACGAATCTTCATTTTGAAGTTAGCACCTTCCCAGAAATCAAATGGGTTGACTGGTGATTCATCTTCAAACTCAGGTGACATCATATCGTTAATCTTATCAAAGATTTTCTTGCCAAACTTATAGAGACGAACAGTGCCGTCGTTCTCAGGATGAGCAGGGTCTTTGACAACATAAATGTTAGCGATATAGCTTAGACGCCGTTTCTGTTTACGAGCCTGTTCCTTACCAGCTTCGTCGCCACGATTCCAAAGCATTGAATTATACTCACCCACTGGATCTTTCTCGTTAAGAGTAGTGAGGGAGTTCTCAATGTACCAGCCACCTGGACCTTGAAAACCATGCGAGAATAGACGAACCCATGGAAGGTCTTCGCCCTTTGGTGAAGGAAGAAAGCGAATTACGGCATAACCGTTACCAGCTTTATCAACTTCTGGTTGCCAGAACCGAGTATCAGCTCCACCACTTTGTTTACCAGATTGAAGTTTAGTTGACTCCGCTACGATTTTATCATAAGCAGATTTAGAAGACCGCTTGAGGTCAGCAAAAGATGTAGTCATATTTTTATATTCCTTATATTCGATGTATGTTTTATATTTCGGTTTATCCACAATAACTCATTACGATAACTTATTTATACTATACTTCTTGATTAATGTCAATAGTTTTTCTCTCCTTCTTTTTCTAGCAACTTCATTATTCATTCGCAGGGACTTCCTGTTGTTACTGGGGATACAGTCAAGTCATCATTTACTTGTTTAAAGTAAACGGTATCACCAACTTGCAATGGAAACATGGGACCTATAAAGGCTCTACTTTCATCCGACGCTGGATTTGTAGATACGGTATGACAACCAACAAATTCGTAGTTAGCTTCACCTTTTTTGTATGTGGGAGTGAATCCACAAGCACTCAGCATAGCAATCGCAAATGCTGAAATAATAATTTTCATAGTAATATTTCCTTCGTTATCTGTTTAC